GATTACTTAGAGTGGTCTGCGAATGTGCAATGAAGAAGCTCGTGTCCAATGATTGCCATTGTCTCACGATCATCCCAGATCTCTGGTGGAACTATGTTAATAAAACATTTGTTGGATTGTGGACTGACAAGAGTGAATCCTCTTATTGTATGTCCAGGAGTAGGTTCTTTAAAGAACTTCCATCCTTCAGCTAATTGTTCTGGTGAATTCCATAGAACAATCTCGACCTCGAACTTGAGTCGCTTCATATTAACTTCAGCATCTTCACCAAAGTATTGCATATCATAGCTGTCTTTATTTTCAGCCCATGCAACTAATGGTAATAATAATAGTAGTACTTTAAACATATGAAAAAGGCTCCCGAAGGAGCCTTGTTAACCTTTATAGGTTATTTATATTATTTTGCTTCTGGAGCAGGGAATGAGTAGTATGGATTCTCATAACCGTAACCACGTGCATCGTAGTTACCAACATGTGAACCATTGCCTTTAAAATCGCCAGCAGTCTTACCTTTACCAGTGAATGACATTGAGAAAGTAGCTTCACCTTCACCTGATGCATTACCAACTACATCACCACGACCGTCTTGTACAAAGCGACCGTCAAGGTTACCATTTTCAAAGAACGCGAATGCGTTAGCTGATACCAATACTGCTGAGATTGCGATTAAAGTTTTCATTTTAGTTTATTCCTTGCAGGATTTCCTGCGGCATTTTACGATTTAAATTGAATATGCATTGACTTCAAATATGGATCACAGCCTTTATCTTCTAGACGACTTGCTAACCACATTTCAAATGCATCTTTGTCTTCGAATGTTCTAGTGAAATGATATGACTTAAATGGTAATTCTCTATCAAACGTTACAACCACTTCTTGTGCCATTACATCTTTCATGAACATTACAGTTACGAATACGTAACCGATAAGGCCTACGATTATAGCACCTAACCATCCTGGACAGCTTTTCTCGTTACAACTTGTACCTAACATTTTTTTCTCCGATTAAAAAAACAAACATCCTCAAGTTAGTTAATCATATTAATATATTATTATTTGTTAATATTATATATCAAAAAAATAGATCCAAAAGTAATAAAATACTATTAATTATTTTAATACTAATGATCTAATTTATTAATACTTAATCAGTAAGAAACTTATAGATTTCTTTCCAATTACTTACACGCTTAGCAAAACCACTGTAGCTAGCGTTGTGAGTGTGACCCATAAGGACTGCATCTAAACCTAGATCATAACCAAGATCGGCATTCTCAGGTTTATCTTCAACCCATACACATCCACTACCTTTGTAAGGCTCTAGAGCCTCATCTTTATCAGCACCAGTATCTAGGAACACATAACGTTCGAAAACAGTATCTCCGAACAGTTCACGTAGATTCTTAGCACGTAAGTGCTGTGAGTACTGATCATCACTAATAGAACTGATCACGTGAAACACATAACCATATTCTTCGTGAAGCTTCTTAATATACTTAATAGCATCACGTAGTGGTGGTACACGACGAATTGCAGATGATTCGTTGAACATGCGAACTAAACGATCACCTTCTTTCTTCTCGAGACCATACATTACAGATACTTTATATTCATCAGGATTGACGATTTCGTATCCGTGACGACCCATCCAACTGTGGAAGGCATAGAGCCAATCTAGCAAAACACCATCAGCGTCGACTAGGATTGTTTTATCTTTATCTACGTACATTTAACCTCCTTCTTTAATTTATGTGTATATTATAACACAGTCTGAGGGGTTTGTACACAGTTTTTTTCACTTTTTTCGCAAAAAAGTTCGCTCTGCCAGGGTCGTGTAATCGAATTTGTCCGATCCGGAGTAGATTGTGACACGTTTGTTGTCCTCGTTTCCGGTAGCAAAATCTACATCCATACGGACCAATTCTCGGATTACTTCCTTCCAGGTCTCTTTAGTTCCTAGAATGATAGTCATTACACACAACCGGTTGGTTTAGGTAAACCACCGTATTTGGTGATTGGTTTCATCGGACCGGTCATCCACATCTTAAAGACGTCTTTCTTGTCCATACCAACAGCCTTAGCAAAATTACGAATAGCAGGAACAGCCGAGGTATCCTCGTAGATCTCTCTTGCTTTCATAATATGATTGACCTTTTCTTCTGTTAATTCATAGTCATCTTCTAGTGCCATTGCAAACATCACATCGATTGACCATTCAGACATGTCTAATAGATAACCGTCACCATCTCTTTTAGGTAAACTCATTTTCCTTGACCTCGATATTTTTTAAAACTACGTTTTTTTGATTTATTCATTGAAGCAAATTTAACATTACCACGACCAATTGATGTTTTCTTGTTTACGCCAGCTGGGTGCCATGCAGTATTTGAAGTTCTCATTGCCATTAGTTGTCTTCCTCTAGACTTAGTGTAATAGAAAATCTTGGTCCCAAAGATGTAAATCTGTGCTTGTCAGATGCACGAAGATACATCATATCACCTGGTTCCAAGATACCATATTGCCCGCCGACATCGACGGCAGTTCGACCTTGACCCTGAATAATAATAGAGTCTTGACCAAAATCTGTGTGCTTCCCAAACATACCTGAATGAATTGTAGTTGCTATGTACATTTGGGTTTTAACTATTCTGTCTTCATCTGCGCGTTGAAGCATACGAGCTGCTTCATTCACGTGATGATGTTGTGGTTTCATACCATTGACAACGTATCCTCCATTAGGACGGATCTCAACTCGTTGGTCAGATAGGCCTTCTTCTAATTCTTCAAGTGCCCATTGCCAATCAATATTCTTATCAACCAATCGTAAGTAATTCTCGATCTTTGCCGAAGGATCACCCAACTTTAATTGGTATCTCTCAATGCTTCTCAATAAACTCATGCTTTATACCCATTTCAAACACACTTCTTGCAGAACCAGGATATCTATCATAGACATCTTGTTTTGACTTTCCCCATACTATTCTAGAGAATCCATCGTGTGTGTATAATAAAAACCGTTTACAATATCTCACTTATTCTTTTTCTGAGTTCTTTGTACTTTCTTCATCTTCTTCTCTAGACGATCAACTACTTCATCACCATCCATCCAAATGTCTTTATTATCTAATAGAGACTGGATTTCTTTTACTGTCAGGAAATCACTATAAACTTCTTGTAATAGTTTCTCTGACCATAATCTCTCATGAACTAGTTGGTCCATCATCTCACCACCCTTACCGAATGCACCACCTGAATAGTTGTGGAACATAAACATAGAATGCGGTGATACTTCAAATTGGTCTGCAGCCAAGAAGATTAACGTAGCTGCTGACATACATGCACCTTCACACGATGCAATAATAGTAGCAGATGATTCATTCATTGCTCTCAATAATTGAATAGCTGTGAATAGATCACCACCATAAGAATTGATATGGAACTTAATAACATCATTCTCACCTGCCATACGGATCTTCTCAACCCATTCGGCATAGTTACTTGGTTCCTCTATGTCATACACATAATAGGAATGCATGTTAACCAATGCTTTTTGGTAAATATTAGTTCCGTCATTGGCTATCAGATCTTTTAGGTCTGTCATAAAGTTGTTCCTCAAGTAATTTGATCCTTTCTTCAAGGCTTGTTATATATTGTTTTACGATTGATTTGTCACATAGAGTTTCACAGCAGATACTAATCTGATGGTGTGCATCAACGGCCAAAGAGTTTTCTTCTTTTGTACTCATTAATAGTCTCTAATAGTTTATCTGTCCAGTTGTCACGATGCTCAATAAAGACTTGTGGTTCTTCATCATCTACAGCAATTAATGTGACTAATTGAGTAATAGGTATACCTGTACGTTCTTCCCACATGATAGCGTAGGCAGATTCTTGTACATAGTAGTTCTCAATCCATTCTGGTTTTTTAGGTTTGCGCGATGTTTTGAAGTCAATGATACTTAACTTCCCATCAAATTCTGCGACACAATCCACACGGCCAGCAACACCAAGATGATCTGAATATAACGGAGCTTCTTGAGCATAGACCTTCCCGATTCTGGTATCAAGCAGTTTTTGCATCGGTCTGAAGTTGTCGATGATGTTTGGCATGAATCCTTCTGCATAGTCTTCCTTGTTATCGATATAATTTTCAATAATAGAATGCACTGCAGTACCACGAGTAGAAGCACGGTAAGAGATCTTATTAGCCTCTTCCTCGCCTACACGATTACGCCAAGCTTGAATGTGTTCTTCGGTTAATATCTTCAGTACAGTAGTGATACTAGGAAGACCGCCGCTAGGAGTCCGATATAGTCTACCACTGGATGTAGTTTCAGCATCCAGATCTGAATATCCAAGATCAATTGTTTCATGTATAAATTTTCTTCTCATGTCTCTGTAGCATTTCTTTAGTCATTATATAATCTCGAACAAAATCAGATCTTACAATATCTTCCCAACCGAATTCAACAATCTTAAACTTCTGCAATTGTTCTACGATCTCTAGGAAATGCAAGATTCCTTTTCTATCCTTATCCTTATCAAAATCACTTTGATAATAGTCACCACTCATAACGAACTTACAGTCGCGACCAATACGTGTAATAACAGAATCCAGTTCATGGAAGTTTAGATTCTGCATCTCGTCAACAATCACCACAGCATTATTTAATGTTGTGCCACGTATAAATGATGTCGACAAAAACTCTACTAATCCCTGTGCAACTAACTTGTCCCACGCTTGAGGATCTTTAAAGAGTTCTGTACATATAGACTTATAAGGTCCAGTATACGCATCTTTCTTTTCTTCCTCATTGCCCGGTAAGAAGCCGATGTCTCGAGTAGGTACGATTGATCGAATAATGACGACTTTGTCGTATCTTGTATTCTTGTCAAGGACGTCTTCAAGAGCCAGGGCCATTGCCATAAATGTTTTACCAGTTCCTGCCGATCCGGCAAGGACGAGTGAATAGTCTTTTTCATACGCATCAAATACTTCCTTCTGATGATCTGTAAGAGGTTCGAACTCAATCAAATCCTCCAATCTAATTCTATGCGATATAGCCATTATGGAATCTTAATGTTGTTAACTTTATAGGTTTTCTTCATTTCTCTTAGTGTATCACGCCAACCGTCTGGTGTGTTCTTTGACATTGTATTCGACGGTTCATGAATCAAGCTAGGTACTCCACCACCTAGGTATTGTCTAACTGATCCTTCTTCGTTACACTTTGGACAAGGTAATCCTTCAGGAACTTTACGATCATCCATCTTATGGGTTTCATCCCATACCTCTTCGCATTTGTCACACTTGTAACTATACAGCATGCATAAACTCCGGTATTGGTCTATTAGTCCAGACCATATTAAATTTAGTTTCTTTTGTCTTATAATATAATTTATAGGACTTCACTGGATCTTCGGGGAACATACACTCAGGATTGGATTTCATAGCAAGAGGAATCTCAGTCATACCACATTCTGCAATACTGGCTGGTGGTGTAGCCAAGACCTCACGCAATAAATTATCCGTTGCATGTGTTTTCCCATACCTATACTTATACTCGTCGCACAGGGCAATAAAGTGATTATAGTGCCACAAGTAATTATCTTTTGATTCGCGTGTCCATACGGTACATGGATGATTGTGATGTACTGCCTTATACAATACACTCTCTAGGTTGTTACTCAGTTCGAAGTACTTAACCATACGTTTGCCCGACTTAGAAGGCTTCATGGTAAGAGTACCATCTAACATACGGTGAGCAGTAGACAACATCTGAGCTGACTCAACAATCATCTTCACGACGTGTTTATCACATTGCATTCTGGCTGCAACGATCGGATCTGGATGTAAGTAAAACATATTCATAATGTATATTATACCATAGTTGGTTTCAAATGTACACACTTTTGTGCGAAAAATGGCACCCGAAGGTGCCATTTAGTCAGCCGCTTGCGGCTAATATTTCCTCCTCAATATCGTTTATACGACTATTCAGATATTCATACTTTCGATTTAACTTGAATAGTAGTACATCATTTCCCTCTTTCTTCACGCGACACATATAATGTTTTAGTTCTTTTGAATCTTTCTTAAGTCTCTCTATTTGAGAACCCATATCATTTCTCCTAGATAATGAAGTGCGAGATGATTTTGATATTTTGGTTTCCTCCGATTATAAAGTTAAAAAAAGGCCAAACGACATTGCATCGTTAGCCTTATGTGAATTGATTATAGTTGTATGAGTTTTTAATTATTCTCATACAATTTATTTATAATTTGGACTATTTGGAGATTAGTCCAGGGAAGGCTTCTGATGCTGCTTTCTTAGTCAATCCTTTGAATGATCCGGCAAGTGTCTTATCTTTCATTGCACAAATAAGCTTTGCGTCTCTAGGATCAATTGACTCTAGGATTCGAATAAACATAGTTTCAATCTTAACCGGATTGATTGTTTCACCTGGTCCGCCTTTTACAAAATAACGGAATTGTTTTGTATGCTTACGAATATGGCTAGGAGCTCTATCTTCTTCTGATTCCGTATATGGAGGAATACCCTTTGGAAGTAGGAACTGAATGCTATCATCAAATGCACCTTTCAACACGTCACGAAGATACAATGAATTATGCTCACGCAAAACATTAACTTTGTCCTTGCGGGTTTTAGCTTCTCCAACTTTTATAAAGATTTCGTGTAGTGTCATATTCTTTGCCATATTAATAAAACTCCTCGACTGATTCAATTAGATTTTTACATCTTTTCTTAATTAAATAATTCAATACCTTCATTTTGTGAGGAACTTGAATTCCATTGTATGTATTTATAATAGTTTGATTTAGAGATTCTGGCATCTCGGTCAAATCAATAAGTGTTTTATTACGAATGTAATTACGATATACATCTTCGGTCATGACTGATTGTAGATCATCTACATTAGAAGCATATAGATCGATCTTCTTTTGTGTCATCGGAGACTGTCGTAAACCATCAACGAAAGTGTTATCACCAGAAAGACAATTAGGGATTCCATCACCTGAGTCACCTTTGCAAATATGTTCAAAAAGATATGTACGAGGATTCTTGTGTTCTACAAACTTCTTAGTCATAGGACTGAACTGACGTACGTTGTCGAACTTCTGTAATTGAATGAAGTCCTTATCAGCAGACACAATCATCACTGGTTCACTCTTACCAAACTCTTGTGTCTCTAATGCAAGTGCACCGATAATATCATCTGCTTCGGCACCTTGAACTTGAATAACTTTATATGGTAGATTCTGTTGGATCTCTTCACGCACCATACCAATGATGTTAAAGATCTCATTCCAATCTAACGATGATTCCTCACGACCAGACTTACGTTTGAATTTATATTGTGGGAATACATCCTTACGCCATGAAGATGAATCACACGCAATAACCATCTGACCGTATTGATTACGGAACTTCTTGTTATACATGCGGATAGAATTCAAGATCATATGACGGATTAGGTCTTCTTGAATGTCCAGCTTCTGGGTAATTATGTTGCCAATAGCAATGGCATTAAAATCAACAATTATCATACTCAACTCACTTTGTACATTATACTATACATTATAACATAGTTTAGTCCATTTGTACACTATTTTTTACATGTTTTGAGTGTATTTTACACCCAATAAATTCATTATAATATTCATCACTGAGGAGGACCTGGCGGTCAAATTGTTCTTTGGCCTCAAGATAGGACATTGCACCCTTACTATCACATAAATGTAATATTTCTCTAGTAAAATTATCACATCCTTGTGATTCTACGAGGGATTTGACTTCCTCAGATGATCCATAATAATCTTTCCAATCAGACTCTGACTTCTTAGTTCTTCTTCTTTTTTGACCTTTGAGAGGCGGGAGTTTGCGTGTTGACCAGAAATTCTTCTTACCAACATACTTCTTTCCATTTGACTTATCTGTAATCAAATAGACAAATCCAACCCATTCACCTGGATCTGTAAACTCTTTACCTTCATGAATCCACATTGTCAAAGTCTAACTCTATTTGTGCTTCTACGCCACAGATGGGGCAGAATAGTGGAGTCTCGTCTTCAAAATCTTCGCTAAGAACGACTTCATATTCAACTTCGCAACTGTAGCATTGAATCACAGCGTCAATCCTTCCGTGAGTTCTTGTGTGTCTAAATGCTTCTTAAACTCTGTATAACCACCAATTGGACTACGTAATCCATCTTCTTCTACTAAGATCATTGGTACAGTCTTCTGATTAGGGAACAATTCAGTAAACTCATCCATTTGAATATCTTTGCCAATATCAATAACATGATGATCTACCATCTTAGTACTGGCCAATAACTTTGCACCTTCACAATATGGGCAAGGTGGGTTTGATCTAGAATAGATGAAATATTTTTTCATAGTGATAATCCTTTTAGTGTGTCTTCGTTTACGTCTTGTTTAACTCCACCGATAACATACGATGAAATTTCTGTTTCTTGTGGAGCAACTTGAACGTTGCCACCGCCAATCCACTTTTCAGTCCATGGAAGTGGATTAGATTGTGATACCTGGTATGGACTAGTATAACCTAATGTTCTCATACGTTTAGTACCAATCCACTCAACATAATCGCTGAGTAGTTTTTGATTCAGACCAATCATTGATCCATCTTTAAATAAGTATTTAGCCCATGCTTTCTCTTGTTCGATCGCATCTACAAACATACCTGTTACACGATCTTCGCATTCCTTTCTGATCTTTTCGAAAGCTTTGTCATCCTTAGGTAGGTTCTTAAGAATACTCTGGGACGCTGCCAAATGGGTATTCTCATCTCTCGCAATAAACTTAATGATCTTAGCATTACCTTCCATCTTTTTAAGTTCTGCAAATGCCCAGGAACATGCAAATGAGACATAGAATCTGATTCCTTCTAGAATGTTAACTGAATTAAGCGCTAGCCATAACTTCTTCTTGAGCTCATATAAGTCAACAACAATTTCTTTACCGTTGACTGTATGCTTGCCTTTACCCAATAGATCATGCCATTTTGAATACTCAATAAAGTCATCATAGTACTTTGAAATATCAGAAGCACAATCCATGATCTCATCAATATCCAACATAGTATCAAATACCTTAGATGGATTAGGATAGATGTTACGAATAATGTGTGTATATGAACGAGAATGAATAGTCTCAAAGAAAGACCATGTCTCGATCAATACTTCTAGTTCAGGTACAGATACCTTAGGCAAGAATGCTAGGTTAGGTGATCTACCTTGTACTGAGTCTAATAGAATCTGACGCTTTAGATTCGATGTAAAGATATGTTGTTCAAACTCATCAAGTTTATGAAAGTCTGTTTTATCTTTTGATACATCGATTTCCTCTGGTCGCCAAAAGAAGCCTAATTGTTTGTCCGTTATCTTTTCAAACTGTGGATACTTCACAACATCATAACGAGCAACATCTACACTCTCATCAAAGAACATCGCTGATTCTAAATGCGATTTCTTTTTACGCGCAAATACGGACATATTTTTCCCCTTTAAATTTTACATGATTCACATTCGGAATCGTCTTCTATAAACTCTAGATCTTCGATATCGTCATCGTCTTTCAGTTCGCCTGCGCCGTCATGTGTATTATTATAATATAGTTGTTTACCACCATACTTATAGAATGTCACAATGTCTTTAATCATCTGTGACATAGGAACCTTAGAATCTTCGAAGTGTTCAGGATTGTAGCTTGTATTCACAGAGATACCTTGATCGATATACTTCTGTAATACTGCACAAATCTGAAGGTAACCTTCCGGAGATGCTTGATCCCATAGTAGATCATATTTATTCTTTAGATGATAATAACCAGGAACAACTTGTGCCATTACACCATCTTTAGACTGTTTATATGATACCAATGCACGAGGCGGTTCGATACCGTTTGTACTATTACTTATCTGTGCCGAAGTTTCAGCAGGCATTAAAGCCATAAGTGTAGAGTTTCGAATGCCGTTCGTGTTGAGTTGATTACGTAGTTCAGTCCAATCCATACGGTTTTGTGGCTTCACCAATTCATCAACTTCTTTCTTGTATGTCATATTAGGTGTTACACCCATGCCATACTTAGTTTCGTCTATTTTCGGACATGCGCCTTTCTCAACAGCCAAGTCAGCTGAAGCTTTAATTAAGTAGTACGACCATGCTTCTGCATATTCGTCGATTGTTTCAAGCGCTTCTTTATCATACTTTAGTCCACGTT